TGACGGACAGTTCTTGGTGGTCACTGAGCTTCTGGACCCGTTTGCTGTCAATCCTCTGAAGTACGGGTCATCTGAAATTGATCCTGACCCCGTAGTCGCTTTGGTTAAGCTCAGAAACGAAATATACGCGCTCAACCGGCACACCATTGAGATTTTTGATAATGTGGGCGGCAATCTGTTCCCATTCCAAAGGGTTGAGGGCGCTCAGATTCAGAAGGGCGTCATAGGCACTCATGCGTGTTGTGTCTTCGTTGAGACAATTGCGTTTTTAGGCAGCGGTAGGAACGAAAGCCCGGGTATCTTTATGGGCGTTAACGCTCAGGCCAACAAAATATCCACCAAAGAAATTGACGAGGTCTTGACCGACTACACCGAGGCTCAGTTAGCCACGGTAAAGCTTGAGGCCCGAAACGACAGAAACCATCAGCACCTATATGTTCACCTTCCTGATCAGACCATTGTGTTCGACCTGACGGCTACGCAGGCGACTAATATTCCCGTCTGGTTTGTACTGTCCAGCTCAACGGTTGGATTGGCGCGGTATAAGGCTCGGGACATTGTTTGGTGCTATAACAAGTGGCTCATTGGCGACCCAACGTCATCGACGATAGGTTACTTCGAGAACACCATCGGATCGCATTATGACGAGAAGGTTAGCTGGGAGTTCAGCACGAACATTGTTTACAACGAGGGTCGGGGCGCGATATTCCACGAACTAGAGCTGGTTGCGTTGACCGGGCGAGTTGCGTTTGGAACTAATCCTGTGATCACGACAAGCTACTCTGTTGACGGTGAGAATTGGTCACAATCGAGATCAATCAAGGTTGGTACTCAGGGCAACCGAAACAAGCGTCTGGTTTGGTTTCAACAGGGGTCAATGATTAACTGGCGCATACAACGCTTCAGGGGCGAGTCTGACGCTCACATATCATTTGCACGACTAGAGGCTCAGGTAGAGCCGTTGGCCTACTAAGATGGCTAGAAAGTCAAGACTAGGACTAACCCGGGATCAGTTAGCGGTTTTCCTGAAGGATCACGAGCAGATCATCCAGTTTGAAAAGCTGTTTGACACTGTGGACGCTGGCAGCAGTGATAACACGATTGTTGACGTTGAGATCATCGCTCAGTTGGCCTCCAACACCGCGAATCAGGCGGTAGACACTAATCACCTCAAGACCGACTACATCGACTTTAATCCTTCCGCACCACACGCGGACAAAGATGCTCGCGTGGTTTGGAATGCGTTTGATGACACTCTAAACCTCCATCATTCTGGCGGTGTAGTTCAGCAGGTAGGCCAAGAGACCTATATCTACGGACGCAACAACACGGGATCCACGATTACCAACGGATCAACGATTGGGTTTGCCGGGGTCAACGGGCAGAACAGGATTGAGTTTCTGGACTACATTGCTGACGGGACGTACCGGTCTGAATACTTTTTTGGGGTGGCTACTCAGGACATTTTAAATGGCGAGATAGGGTTCGTAACGACCTTCGGCAATGTTCGAGGCATTGACACTACCGGCAGCGCAGAGGGCGAGTCATGGGCTGAGGGTGACGAATTATACGCAAGCCCAACCACGGCTGGAGCCTTTACGAAGGTGAAGCCAACGGCCCCGAATATATCGATACCCGTTGCGATTGTGGTCGTTGTTAGCGCGACTGAGGGCGAGATATTCGTTAACCCAATTGTTGAGCAGCAGAAGTATTACGGTCAGTTTGCCCGGACCACTGATCAGGTTGCTGGGTCAATCAATACTGCGGTTTCAGTTGTATTCGACACGACAGAGGTCGCTAACGGAATAACTTTGGGGACGCCAGCATCCAGACTGGTCGCGGCTAATTCAGGGCTTTACAGCTTCGCGGTAAACTTTCAGGTGCTGTCAAACAGCGCAAGTCCAAAGAATGGTTGGTTCTGGTTCCGCAAGAATGGTGTTGACATAGCTGACTCATCAAACAGACTTACTCTATCGGCTAACAGCGAATACAGCATTTTGCATAAAACGGATTTTATTTCTTTAAACGCTAGTGACTACGTTGAGATTATGTTTGCCGTTGACGATACGAATTTATGGTTAGACGCTAGTGCGGCAACGGCTTTTGCTCCAGCAGCCCCTGCGGTCTTGGTCGCCGTCACTCAGGTACAACAGTAGGTTTATTATGGCTATTACAGTAACAAACATTATTTCAAGAAGGCTGGCAGAGACGGCGGCGACCATTCAGTACAATGCGACCGGCGTGACGACGATAATTGACAAGTTCACGGTTACAAACGTGGGCGCAAGCAATACCTTTATCACTGTCTACCTGCCCAACCCTAACTCTGCCGGTAATCCTTTGGCGTCTAATACGGTGATTAACGCTAGGACAATTGCGCCTCGGGAGACCTACTCCTGCCCAGAGTTGATTGGTCAGGTGATACCCGATGGCGGAGCGATTGTGACGCAGGCTGGAACCGCTAACTCTTTGGTCTTGAGCGCGACCGGCAGCGAGATAGCATAAGAATTGAATTAACGCAAATATGTGAGACAATGGGGTGAAAAGGATTGCTTGATGGAAGATGTTGACTGGTTAAGGCGTAATTTCGTTGAAGTGTTCTGCCTACCAGAAGAGGCCACGCAGTGGCTAATCGACCTTTACCGATCCATACAATTTTTTGATGACGTTGCCGATGGCGACAAGGTAGACAGAAAGGATTTAGACCACGTTCTATGGCACATGATGGTTGGACAATACTCCAACGCATTCTTTGCACAGAAGAGCGCGGCTCTGGTTCCTTTACTGTCAAATGCGATACTAAAGTGGCAGGCGTCTGACCACGTTGAGCGTGAGGGCGATGTAGATGCCAGATCGTTTATGTGGCGCGCTGGGTACTACGACATTATTTTAACCGTTGTACAGCTCTGTCACGGGGCTGAGGTTGCTAAAGACAGCGCCCACATGGTGATGAGAATGTACGGCGAAAAATACGAAGATTATTTAGAGGAGTTTTCATAATGCCACATCCAGCGGTTGCTATTGTAGGCGGGGGGCTTGCTAGTTCAGCTATTCAGTCAAGAGCGGCAAGGAAGGCTGGTCGGGCGCAAGAGCGTTCCGCTGAGATGGGCATTGAAGAGCAGAGGGCTGCACGATTAGCCACTGAAAGGTTAATGGCCCCGTATGTTCAGGCTGGAACTGGGTCGTTAGAGGCGCAGCAGGCGATTCTTGGGTTGTTAGGGCCAGAGGCACAGCAGCAAGCCTACGCAGGCATTGAGCAGGGTCCAATTTTCCAGTCGCTGGTTGAGCAGGGTGAGGCTGGTATTCTTGCCAACGCATCCGCAACTGGTGGTTTACGCGGTGGAAATATTCAAGCCGCTCTGGGTCAATTCAGACCCCAGATGCTACAGAGCATGATTCAGAATCAATATCAAAACCTTGCTGGATTAACTTCACTCGGTCAGGCATCTGCCGCTGGTCAGGCTGGATTTGGTCAGCAGACGGCAGGAAACATCGCTAACTTGTACGGTCAGCAGGGTCAGGCTCGAGCTGGTTCTGCGTTGGCACAGGGTCAAATTTTAGGCGGTTTAGCCAATTTCCCAGCTCAGATTTTAGGTGCGGCCAGAGGTCAAGGTTCTTCGGTTAAAGAATTTTTAGGATTTTAGAAAAGGTAATTAACAATGGCACAACCATACAATTATACGTTAAACGTACCAAGTCCTTTAGATGCTTTTAATCAATCTTTTAGGGTTGGAGCTGATCAAAGAATTGTATTAGAACAAGCGGCGGCTAGAGAACAAGCGGCAAAAATGCAAGAAGAAGGCAACCGGCTGGTAAACGAGTATTTTGAGACGCCTGTCGACCAAAGGACTTACGATCAGGCTTTACGGATTGGTATGTATAACCCGCAATTCGCAGAGCTTGCACAAAAACAATTCGATGCACTTTCTGAACAACAACAGCAGAGTGCTTTTACAGACGCGACTCAGATTCATACTGCACTAAAAAATGTGCTTACAGGTGAAACTGACTTTGAAATACTTGATCAAATTTTAGATAGAAGGGTTCAGGCCACAAAAAACAATCCCGGATTAAACAAGATGTGGGTTGACGCTAGAGAGCTTGCTCGAACGGACCCTGACGCAGCCGAGATGATGGTAGCCGCAAGAATTGCTACGCTACCCGGCGGTAAAGACTACTTCGCCACGATGAAGACTGTAGGCGAAGAGGCTAGGGCCGAAGAAGAGCGCCCATTCAAGCTTAGGGCTGCTACTGCTGATGCTTTGTTAAAAGAAGCTAACTCAACCGTTGCTCTGTTAGAAATGGCTTATAAACCGGATCAACTGGCTTTTGATTTAGATTTAAGCGAACAACAAGTGAAACAAGCTAAGGCTGCAATCGCGGCATCTAAAGCGGCAGAAAAGAAATCAGGTGCAGAAGCTGAAAGGGCTAAGGCAAATGCTGATGCAATCGCACAGGGCATTATACCCCTCGAAAAGCGTCCTGAAATTGAATCAAAAATGCGTAAAGAGTATACCGATAACACTAAAGACTTTGTCAAAGTTCGAGATGCCTACGGCAGGATGCTTGCCGTTGGATCGCCTGAAACTTTAGCTGATGAAGGTCCAGCAGATTTGGCCTTGATCTTTAACTACATGAAGATGCTGGATCCCGGTTCAACCGTTAGAGAGGGTGAATTTGCTAACGCAGAAAATGCTGGTGGTGCTTGGTCTAAAGTTGGCGTTCAGTACAACAAGCTTTTGGGTGGCGCTCGATTAACTCCACAAGTAAGGGCTTCATTTTTAAAGTCGGCTAAAGGGCTATATGACGCTGCTGAGGGTGGAGAGAAAAAGGTTAGATCTGGTATAGAAAGAATCGCTAAAGGTTACGGTCTAAATACTGAAAACATATTTTTTGAAATTGGCGCAGCCGAGCCGCCTCGGGGTCCGATGCCAGCAGAAGATCAAGTATCGGTACAAAAATTTTCAGTTGACACACCGGCAGGAACTTTTATTTTTGAATCTGAAGAAGCTGCTATGCAATTTAGAAAAGGCGCGGGGCTGTAATAATGGCAACAGATTACGCAGCATTGGCAAGACAATTTGGTGGCGTTCTTGAAGAAGAAGGTGTTGAGACAACGCCTGAAGGTGTTGTTGACTATGAAGCGTTAGCTGTTGAGTTTGGTGGCTCTAGAGCGCCGGGAACTGGCGAGATACCAGAGCTTGGTCCTACTGGCGAAATGATCATGCCAGAGCAACAGCCAAGACCTGAGCAAGATCCAATACTTGCTAAAGAACGGTTACTAGGTGCTGCTGAAGTTTTAACAACACTTGCCACCGCTCCGACTACAGGCGCTTTAGGAATGCTAGGCGGCACAATTGGTGGACTGACTGCTGCCATATTGCGCGGAGAGTTCGGCACACCAGAAGCCGCTCGTCTGATAGAACAGGCCGCTGCCGGTGGTATGGAGCAGTTAACTTACGCGCCTAGAACTGAAGCCGGTCAACAATATATGCAGGCGATTGCAGAGCCGTTAGAGGCTGCTCCTGCGTTTGTTCCTGCTATGGGCGCTGCTGGGGCGATTCCAGCCGCTCTAACTGCTGGTGGGCAAGCAGTCAGGACTGCGGCTCCAAGGGTTGCTGAGGCTGCCAGACGAGTAATGCCTCAGCGTCCGATGGCTGGCGAGTTAATGGAAAGGCCGCAAGAGGTTGGCCCCGCTAGGGTAATGCCTGAAGGGATTATTATTGAGGAGGGCGTACCGCCCAGAAGCGTTGGGGCGGCAGAGGTTCCGGTTGCAGTTAAGCGTCGAGAGGTTGCAGCGCAGATGCCGGTGCCATTTGAGGGCAGAACAGGCTTAACGGCTGGTCAAGCTACCCGGGACTTTGCTCAGTTACAGTTTGAGAAGGAAACTGCAAAGCTTGGCGAAATTGGTGCCCCGCTGCGTGAAAGGGTACAGGCTCAGACCGCTAACTTTATTGATAACTTTGACGCCTTGATTGATTTGCCGGTTCCAATTGAACGTGAGGTTCGAGCAATTGGTATGGCAGTAGACAAAGCTATAACTACTAAGGCTGAAGTACAGCGTAAGAAAATACAAAAACTATATCAGCGAGCAGACGAGCTAGGTGAAACAGCAGATCTTGTTCAAATGCAGCCGCTACTTGCAGCTTTTGCAGATTTAGAAAGGTTTGAGGGTGTTGCCGGTAACGTAAAGCCAATTAGACAAGAAGCAACAAGGCTAGGCGCGATTGCTGTTGATGAAGATGGTGCATTAGTTGCTCAACAGATGAGCATCAAAGATGCAGAATTATTGAGGCAGTTTGTAAACCAAGCCACTGACTGGGCTGACAAGCGCCAGTCATTAATGGCTAAAAAAATAAACTTTGCAATTGACGATTCGACAGATGGCTTAGGTGGCGAGATATACAAAAAAGCCAGACGAGAACGCGCAAAGTATGCAGAAGAATTTGAGAACGTAGGATTAACTGCAAAGCTTTTAGCCAAAAAGCGTAACACCTCTGAGCGAGCAATTGCCTTTGAGGATGTGTTCAACAAAATCATTATCCGGTCGTCGGTTGAAGAAATGAACAAGCTGCGACGAACGCTCCTTAAAGCGGGTCCAGATGGGCGTCAGGCTTGGGCTGATCTGAAGGCTCAGGGTATAGAATTTATTAAAGATCGAAGCCTGTCAGTAAGTCAGAAGGATTCGGCAGGAAATCCTGCGTTGTCACCCAATCAATTAAATAAAGTTATCAGTTCTCTTGATGCTGCTGGAAAGCTAGAATCTCTGTACGGTAAAAAAATAGCGCAGCAGTTGAGGGATTTGGCTGAATTGTCAACTGCAATCTATACGGCCCCGAATGGCGCTGTAAACTTTTCGAATAGTGCTTCTGCTATCGCAAACGCCGTAGATACAATACTGACCTACGGTATATCTGGAATGCCAATTGCTGGAAGGGCCGTATTAAAAGAATCGCTTGACTACATAAAAAATCGTAAACTCAAAGCTAGGATCAGAGAAGCTCTGAAGGAGCCAAAAGAATGACGGCAATTAGCATAACACCCGGATACCCTACGTTTTCGGACACTGACGGGTCGCCGCTTAATGATGGCTACGTTTACATTGGGCTAGAGTACCAAGACCCGATCACGGCCCCTACCACCGCGTTTTGGGACAAGGACTTTCGGATTCCTGCTGACCAACCCCTAAGAACGTCAGGCGGCTATGTGGTCCGTGACGGCTCACCAGCGGCGGTTTACACCGGGGCGGCTTACTCCATTCTGGTACAGAACAAGAACCTTGTAACGGTCTACAACGCGCCTAGCGCGGTGATTACGAACGTCACTAATGACGTAGAAATAATTACGCAGTATCAGGGCGCTCACGCCACGGATCCGATTGCTAGGAATGACGGCACGCCTCTTGAGACTGGTGATTTGTACTTCAACACTGTAGTTAACGAATTAAAAGTTTGGACCGGCACCGTTTGGGTTCCTGCCGTACCGGGCACAGTCTCGGT